CAAGTATTGAATTGTAGTCAAGCCGTTCGTCGAAGTGGGTGCTAACGTCGATTCGAACCTTAGCGGCGTCGAGGGCGTCAATCAGGCTTGCCCCGGTGACTGAAGTAGGCGCAATGTGCAAGCCTTCCAGTTCTCTTAAGTACCTCCCAATGGCTGAAATGCTCTTTGACTTCCCAATCCCCGGCGGGCCCACTAAGAAGGCATAGATATTCGGATACAATGGCGCACTTGTCTGCACCCATACCTTCTGCTGAAGCACAGCCCCTAACCCTACAATTGCTGCCCATCTTCGATATATCTCCGGGGCCTCAAGCCCTTCCGTTTCCTCAACGAAGCGGTCGATCCAGGACGCTAATCGCCTCTGGCCGCTGCCGTTTGTCCGTGCCTTTGTAGGAGCGAAGCCCGGACGGGTTTTGTTGTTCATTATATTCTCCGAAATTCCAACCGATCTTGACTCCGTAAGGGATAACGAGATCCCTGTCCCCAATCCGAACAGGGTAGCGAAGCGCAGCAAGGATCTTCGGGATAATCTCATCCTCTTCCTCCTCTGGATATTGGACTACGACGGCGTCGTGGACTTGCATGAGAAGCTGTACAAGCCGTGCTTGCCATAACGAGTACATTCCTTTATTGACGATGTCTGCAAGACTTCCTTGAGGATCATATGCAATAGCTTCTCGAAGAGTTGCCGGGTCATTTCGTCTCCCCCAGAATTGCCGCTTTCTTCCTGTAAGGTTAATGATAGTGCCACTATCGCTGAGTTCTCGTTCGACATGTGCATGCCACCTCAAGTGTGCAGGAAAGGCTCGGAAGTAAATAGGTTGGAACTCTTGCACCAGCCCTATCTCGACCCTCGCTTGCTGCGCTAAGGTCGCCGGTTTACCGTCGTAGTTTGTACCATGTCCAATCTTCTTACACATGTCCCGTCGCGAATGGTGACGATAATACGGCTGTTTGGCCAGAGCTTTATCAGCTTCAATATCTCCCGTCCAACCAAGTTTTGGCCAGACCAGCTTCGCAACGGTCGTGTGTAGGTCACTTGTTTCGCAGGCGTCGAGATACTTACTGTCACGGAAGAGGACGTACTCGATGCCTCCAACGACACGACTTTCACCCTGCTCCGCATCGAAGTACGCCATCTTCATTCTAGGGTCGGCGATCAGGATGGATCGAAGGAGGTCTTCGACGTTTTGGAGGTTGCCTCCTGTACCGAATTCACTAAGGCTTGAGCTAAGCCTCCCAGTGTTGGTTCCTCCGATGTTGTATGAGGTCCTAATACGACCGTCAGGGTCAACATCGCTGGAAAGGACCCCAATCTTCTTACCGATATCACGCATGAGCTTAAGGTGTGAGAGGATGGGTCTTGCAATAAGATATTCCTCCATACGCTCAAGAGCATCTCGGTCGACAGTGATAGTTCCTCGCTTACGAATCGGTGGGATACGTAGTTTTCCATAGAATAACTCCCTTAAGTTGTCGTTGCTACGCCAGTTGAACCCAACCATCCCAAGGCCTTCTCGAACTATCCGCTCTAGATTGGCCTCCAGGTGGTCGAGCTGCTCGTGATATCTCTCAAGAACTTCGAGTCTTCTCTGTTTGTCGACAAGTACTCCACGTAGCCGCATCTCGAGCACAGGACCTTGAAGTTTCTTCGAGAACCGATAAGTTGCAGCGGTGTGATTATCCAATTGTGGGTGTAGCACGTCGAAGACTTCGGAGGTGATAGTTGTGTCATAACCATTATACAACCACTCTCTTTCTTGAGCAGTAAGACTAGATAGATTTACTTTGGAAGTGTTAATGATTTTAGCCAACCTATTCCTCTCGTTTGTTCGTCCTGAATGATCGTATGCTTTTCCAGTTGAGGTCATCACAATAAACTGACCCAAGGAAGCCTAATCCCTTCAAGCTCTCAGGCTGGAGCGAGTAGTGGAGCAGCATCGTATCTTCCGCTGCCCCCCTAACTATAATCCCCATCGACCGATAAAGGAAGGCTATATCGTAGAGTCCATTCTGGAAGAGCTTCCTCGGGCTTGGGTTACCAAGCAACTCACGGATATAGCCCCACACCTTTCGCTCAAGCTCTGTAGTACTCCAATAGTTTCTTCCCAGTCCTTTTCCGGAATAAAATGGTATAACGATGGCCCGTGATCGATTAGGAGCAATTCCGAGGCAAGTAATGCTTCGTCCACTCGTTTCAATGTCGACACTAATGAGCGGAACTCCTTCAATAAAACTTCGGTGGAACTCATAGATATCCTCCAGGGTTGGCTCGATCCAGATCTCCCTTACGGGCCGGTTAATCTCGGGGTGGATGGATTCTCTTGCGGCCTTTTGGAAGTCGATGACGGCAATCGGGCGTAGATTCCATTGCCGCAATACTGCTGCTGGATGATATGTGGGGAGTACCTTAAATCCAGAAGCACAGTGAGTTGAGATAACTGTGGCTCCTCGCAGTTTGGAAATAGTCGTTTTACCAGTAAGCGCCCACAGCGCAGTATTCCCCAACGCAACCACGACGTTGGGATCAACCTCGATAAGTTCATCGGAGAGCCTTTCTAATTCGGGGAGGAAGTCCTTTCGAACGTAGTCGCCGGTGTAGTGGTGGAACTCCTTCTGGTTCCCCCGAAGTAGTTTAGGGTATCCTGGAACACCCCGTTCTTTAGGGCCACATAAAAAGCTAAGATCGTTAGAAGGAGGGTGAAAATTGAATACGTTGGTGAGAAAGCAGTTGGCCCGATGGATACCGGCCTCTTTGAGCATCTTGGTGAGTTCATACCCTGATCCTCCTACGAAAGGGGCGCGTTGCTTTGCCTCTTCAGCGCCCCAGGCTTCGCCACAGATGAAGATGTTCACTTGTCGTGGCCTTGCGGTAGGCGAAGAATTTCCTCCACCTTGAGGTCTGAGGCTTGGTGGGCAGTAGCCTGACCGCTATAGAAGTTGAATACCACCCTGTATAGCTTGCCATCCTCACGTAGCACAAGGACGAAGTCTTGGTGGTTTATTATGCCGACGTACCTCATATCAATCCCTCTTCACGATGATGCTATTGCTATAAAGCAAATCCGAGGCCTGCTTTAGAAGCAAGGCCAACTGTTCAATGTTCAGCTCGACGCTTCGGTAGATCGAGTCTTTTTCCTCCACCCACGAGAAGTAGAATCCATGTGCGTCCTTACCTAGATGGATAGTCTTAGCTGTGAATGGCATTCAATCCTCCAAAAGAAAAGGGGAGGTTACCCTCCCCCAACTTCTTTAATCCCCGTACCTCGCCGTCCCGTCGATCCGTGCGTAGATGCTCTGTCCATCCGCACTCCGCTCATGTTTGATCTCGACCACGATCGTTCGACCAGGTGCCTCTTCGATCGCGGCCTTACCTGGCTTGTCTTCGAGGTCTATACCGCAATTGCTAAGGAAGTTCCTCAGGCGATTGGCTCCGCCCTCGGTCTCGTAGTGGAAGGTGATTGGGATTGTCTTATCGCCGAAGGGGCCGAAGGCTTCGAGTTCATCGGGGTCAACGTCGTCCATCGCTTCCGTGAGGGAGATCTGAAACTCAACGAAGGGCGTCTGCTTCTTGGTCGACTTGTCGTATCGAGGCATTCCCTTGACGATCCCGACGTAGGAGCCGACGGGTAGCTTGGGGAATTTCCATTCGGAGGCGGGCATGTCAAGGATGGATGAGAAGTTTGCCATGTTTGGTTAACCTTCACGTTTTGGGTCTGAGGATTTTGAAGATGTCTGCTAGTCCACTTTCAATCGGCACCTCCTTTGGCATGGTGAAAGGCTTAGCATTGGCGAGATCGAACATGGCCGAAGAGACCGTCTCGATCACTCGCTTACCGCCAGAGTTCTTGTAGCGGAAGATGTTGTTGAAGTACCTTGGGATCAGCGGGCTAAGCGCGCTTCCTACGGAGTTGGGGTAGCCCTTCTTCGTCCCGTCGGGGTTCTCGATGTACTTGATGTGGGAGATTACGATCACGTTCGTCTGGAAGCTTTCGCTTGTTAGCAACCCTAGGACGTTCTCTACAGCGTCTTGAGCGTCTTTATAGACTGCTCTTGCATCATACTTACCATCTCTGCCACGAGGGACCAGGGGCTCTCTGAAGTCGTAAGCGGCATCCGACATGAATGTGAGTGAGTCAACGACAAGGATTGTATCGGCCCCCCATGTTCCTGGAACTCCAAGGTCAACGTCACTGTATTTCCATCTATCAAGCATCTTGAGCCCATCCACGAAAGCTCGTGGGGCACCGTCGATGACGCTTCCGGCTGGCGTTGCTTTTCGCTTGTCCCGGAGGGTTCGGAACTCGACGTTCGCCAAGAGATCGGGCCTTTCTCGCTCGACGAATTGCTTCAGCACATCGAGTCCGTTGTCGTAATCCAAGATCCGAAGCTTGTATCCTGCAAGCACGAGTGACGCGAGGGAGCCGGTCTTTCCACTTTTGGAGTCTCCTTCAAGTAGGATCTTTGTGAATTCATTCGACTGGTGGTTGGCTAGGCTGGGCAACGTGTGGCACTCCTATTGTTATACGAATGTACCGATCAATATCGGCGTGTAGGCCTGGAGGTAAGGGCAATGCTATCTGCCCTCCGTCTAGTCGAACAACAATCTTCTCGTCGAGTATGTACCAATTGCCAACTCTGACTACGTGAAGGAAATCGCAGTAATCTACCTTGGCCTCAGAGGATTCCATCTCTCGTTCTCCTGTGTGAAGTTGCTTTCCAACCAGCGCTGACGGACACTAGGGCTCTTCGAGCAGACCTCCCTAAACCTACATCCTCCATACATGCCGCAGGCCGTGTCGTTCATTGGCCAGAATTCTTCCTCGGCGTAGCCTTCGGCTGCGCGTAGCCATCGTTTGGTGTCCGCCAGCCATTCTTCGAGTTGGTCGTTAGTGCGATAAGTAATCCCACGAACAGGACGGATAAAACCAACAGCAATCTGTACAGCATCAATGATCACCCCCTTGATTGGCGATTTCATGATCGTCTGGGATGCGATCGTATAGACCGTCATTTGGTTGTGCGGATTGAAGTTGTCGAAGAAATATGCCCCTAGCGTCGAGGTGGTCGTCTTGTGGTCCATGACGAATAAGTCGCCGGAGAACTTCACGACCTTGTCGAGGTGGCCGCAGAGGAGGTAGGGCTGAGCCGGCTTGAAATCTTCGACGTGATCCCCAACTAC